TTTACTGCTGTGCAGAGCGGTGAGTGGACTGCTGCAACGACTTGGGGGACGTCTGCGGCATTGGGCATTCACGTTACATATCCTGGCAGTACCGATACGACAAGTTTAGGGGACCAAGTTGTCATCCCTTCAACCTTCACAGTGACTTGTGGAATTTCTTCACCCGAGACGTGTTCGGCAGGGAATTCCCCAGCCAATCAAACTACCTACGCCATTTCCGTGACGGGGGTAGGTGGAGGTGGTCTGACCTGTTCTAATTCCAGCACAATTATCTACTCGGGTCCGGTGAATTCTGCTACAGGCCAAGCGAATATTATGACTGCCGGGGCTGGCTGCACGATTCAACACGATTCCTCATGGGCCGGGGCGCCTACCACTGCCGCCTACACATGGGTATGGCTGGACGGAACATCTGGTGCCAGTTCCTATTCGATGGTCGGCACGTCTGGGTCGCACATCACTTGGCAGGGCGATTCCTATTACGCCTCAACGCGGAAATCGGGAGCTTGTACGACTGCCGGCTCCTGTCTCTCTGGAGCTATAAACTTTGTGACTGGATCGTTATGCCCAGCTAATGTTGGATACGGAACATTCACCTACGTTGACTTCAAGAGCATTGGCGGGACCACGAACGGCACCGTACCCGTTGCTTACTGTTACTCTTCTGGTACGACTACGGCCAACGGTGGGGCAACGTGGACGAATGTTACTTTCACCAATAGCGGCAATGTGCAATTTTCGATCACGTCCACGACTGACGCGAACAACATCATCATCAATGGATTAAGTTTGCTCGGATGTACTGCGACATCTGGCTCATCTTTATCTGGATGTTTGCGTCTAGGTGGATCAGGGGCTAACCAAGGCGCCGGTAGCTATTCAATTACTGGGCTGGTGGCTGATGGTCCAGTTAATGCGTTCTCTAATGCTAACGACGGTAGTGTGGTATGGAAAAATGCTTTCCTTTATAACGGCTACGCATCTTGTGCTGGTGCAACGTGCGCTGGGGGCGGTTTTCTCAATCCAGACGGCGGTTCTTACGATCAGATTTTTATCGATCAGAATTTCTGGGTAACAGGCAATACGCCTCCAAACTACTACTCAATCTTGCCGCCTAACTTGAGTAATAGCCTTTGTTGGGCAGATCTAGTTGCTAATTCTACAGCTAGCAATACGCACTTCGTACTTTGTAAATTCCTCAATACGACGATCGGTAATACCGCGACCAGTTATAGCGTGAAAAATAACGTAATGGGCGGATTGGGTAGTTCATCCCCCTTCCTTGCAGAGTTCGCTACGACGATAGGCGGGACTGGAGGTAGGACAAATTCATATACCTGCACTGGGAACGTCGACCTGCCAGGATACAACGGCTATGGTACGGCGTGGCCTCTTTGCGGAGTCATTGATCCAACAATCGGCACGTCCTTGTCAATTTTGTTTCGCGCAAATACTGTTTTTAGCGCCGCTCCTAATGCCACACTAGGTGATAGCGGAAAGAACTTTGCATCAGGCGCACTGGCGTGTCATACCACGGATGCGCCCTCGGGGACGGTGCCTTCTGTTGACTCAAACCTTTGGGCAAACGCAGTTCCGGTTTCTGCGCCGATTAGTTCTACATTTACCAATAGTTCCGCAGTCATCAGTGCGACCAACTCTTTTGTAGTAGGCCAGTCTGTGCAGTTCTATACGACTGGGTCTTTGCCTACGAATTTCTCCACCAGTACTATTTATTATGTAGTTGCCGAGGGTCTGTCAGGAAGCCAATTTGAAGTATCCGCTACTCCAGGAACTTCGACAACAGTGACGGCAGGAAGCGCAGGAAGCGGTACGCAGACTGTGACTTCCGGGAATAGTATCGCTGAGTTCGAGGCAGGCGCGAGTTGTGGGGCTAGTTCAACGTATATTACTTATCTCGGAGGGAATGCTGCATTCAACTATCAAAATTACTGGCAGCAGTTCACGGGCTTGAATTATATCGGCACGCTTGGTACGGACCACTCCTATAATCGGTTTCCGATAATGGTGGAGACGAATCGGTCAATCCCATTTTTCGATGTTGAATATGCCTTCCCTGAAGGCATTATGAATTCATACTGTGCCAGCACTGCGTCCCTGTCAGCCTGTTACGGTGCTCAGGCTACGGTGCTATCTTCAACGAATACTGGAGTAACTGTGACGGCGGGGCAGGTATACCCATACTCTGATCCATCTGTTTACGGGGGCCGGACGATGTACTTCCGAGCCTTGCAAAGTTTCACGACCGCAGCTACTAACCTTCCAGTACTAGCCTTCGACGCCAGTAATCCCTATGAAGGCTCCGCCCCCTTCTGGGAAGAAGCATACTTCGCGTGGATGCAGACGGCTGTGCTGGCGAATACGACCTACGATAGCCAGTGTGCTGGGTTGTTATTCCCGTCCTGCCCATCTCCGCACACCTACGCTGCCGGTCTGCTCAATGCGTGGATACGCGAGGGCATGATTATGCTTGATCCTAGTGCATGGGCAGGTGGCACGGCTGGATGCGTGCAAGGTAGTGGTGGGATAGCGGTAGATTGTGGGGCGGTGCCCTTGACGCCAATTCAGCACATTGCTCCACCGGCAAGTACAATCTAAATGGCAACTGCTCCTTTAGTTCCGAATCAAATTCAGGCTCTCGTGCAGCAGATCACGATGAAGTCGCTTGGATTACCTATTACAGATGCTAGTGCAACCTTCGTACGCATCGATTGGCCACAACAAGGACAACCTGGTTACCGGGTGAATGATGATATCACTTTCCTGCGCTGTGTGACCGTGGATGATCTTTACAATCGCATTCGAGATGTGATGTACAAAACGGTCGTTACGAGTGCTGGTGGTTATGGCGAAGGTGGATACGGTGAGGGTGGATATGGCGGCGGAGATGGCTTGGCTGGCGGATACGGTGAGGGTGGATACGAAGAAGGCGATTACGGGAATAGTGGTGATTCAGTTTCTACTACTACCAAGACCACACAGTACACGCGAGTATGGGAAATTCATTGGTGTGTCGTAGGACCGAATAGCTTCGACAATGCGCGAAAACTTCGTAGTCGGATGTTTGATCAGGATGTGCACGACCAGTTTGCGGGCGCTCAACTGTACTTCATCACAGACCCGTCAGAACCCCAGCGGGTGCCCGATTACTTCGACGGCCAGTGGTGGGAGCAAGTCTTTTTCAATGCCAAGTTCAATGAGAATGTGATTGAAACATTCGACGTGAGCGGCCAGACGGTCATCAGTGTCGAACTTATTACAGAAAATCTCAACGGAGTAATTTCCGACGTAACTATCGAGGAGAGTTAACCATGTCTAGTCCTGCATTATCTTTGAATCCGATTGTCAATATCTCCGTCTACGTTACGCCACAGTCCGCAGTGTCGCCGCGGTATAATGTTGGGCTGATTGTGGGGAATAGCGCGGTCATTCCCTCGGTCGGTGCAAACTCGCGCATTCGAACTTATACCGGAACGGCGGGAATGCTGACAGACGGCTTCAGTCCTTCCAGTCCCGAGTATATTGCGGCTCAACTCTACTTCAGCCAGACACCTATTCCGACGCAGTTGCAGATTGGAAGGCAGGATGCAACCTCGATTGCGACGGTCCAAGTCCATGCCGCGTCAGAAGGTACCGGATATCTCGTCGGAGATATTCTTACGGTCGTGCAGGGCGGGGCGAGCGCTGGCACCGTTCGAGTCACGACCATTGGCGGTTCCGGTACAGTAACCGGAGTCAGTCTGGTCACAGATGGTACAGGATATTCGGTCGCTAATGGTCTTGCTACTACGGGCGGGACTGGAAGCGGAGCACAGGTGGATATCACGCTCGTAGGCGAGACTCCGCTGGTCGCTATTACAGCGTGCCGTGCAGCCAGCTCACTTTGGTGGGCTGTGATGTGCACGACTGCGATCGATGCAGACCATTTGGCGATCGCTGCTTACGTACAATCTATGCAGCCGGTCGGAGCATACTTTTACACGACCTCAGATGTTGCCGTGCTAAACAATCAGGCGGGTAATATTGGGGCAACGATGAAGGCTGCAAGCTATACCAGAGTCTTTGGAGATTTTGGGCAGACTTCAACCTTCGCGGCAAATCAGTACTCTTGCGCCGCTGCGATGGGCGTGATGATGGGTTTGAATACTGGGCTCGCCAACAGCTACTTCACGATGAAGTTCAAGGTGCTGACTGGGATCGTTCCAGAACCTCTGACGACGACGCAAATTGCAGCTATTGAAGGCAATAACATCAACGTTTATGTGGGTTACGTCAATGCCTACGTAATTCTGGAGCAGGGCACCACGCCTGTTACGGGAACATTCATCGATCAGGTGCTCAATCGAGACATTCTCGGAGCAGCCTGCGCCTATAACATTATGAATGTACTGACATCGCTGCCCAGCGTACCGCAAACAGATCCAGGCCAGACGCTCTTGCTGCATGCAGTAAATCAGGCTGGTGCTGCAGCTGTCGTAAGCGGATACTTAGCACCAGGAACGTGGGAAGGACCGAATCTTCTTGTTGGCTCGAACGGAACAGGATTGGCGACTGGTAATCCCTTACCGTCTGGTTTTTTGGCGCTGTCTCCGCCCTACAACACTCAAACACCCGCTGCAAAGGCTGCACGGCAAGCTATGCCAATTTACTTTGCGATCAACGAAGCTGGCGCAGTTCACTCGGTCGTGATGGGCATTTACATCCAGTAGTGAGAGAGGGATAACATGCAAAGTTCTACTTATAGTTTTAAGGATGTATCGGGAGGTATGTCCTCGGTAAATGGCCCTTTCTCGTTCGCCGGTCAGATTGGCGTAGGCGAGTTCATCATTAATATGCACACAGAGCAAAGTGTGTTGGACACGGCTGCTGATGGCTTGATCATGCCGAGTGCACTCGCAGGTCAGTCAGGTGCGATGACAATTCAAGTACAGCAAACCAGTGCACTACATCGGTATTTGCTTGCTTGGTATAACCTGTTAAAACAAGCTCGCGACAATGGCGACGTCAGCCAATGGTTCGGAGCGGCGGTCAGCCTCGTCAGTAAAACCGATGGCTCATCTCATCAGTTGACAGGTGTCGCGCCGACAAAGATTCCAGACAAGACGTACGGCCCACAAGGTGTGCGTTTGAGCTGGCAGCTTCTTGCCTGCAATATCGAAAATCAGTAAGAAAGGACCACCGTGACCTATCCCAGCACAGAAGACTTGATAATTGGAGATTCAACTTATCAGTTGAGACGCATGACGGCACGAGACGGAAGTTGGATGGTATCTCAGTTTCTGACTCGCGGTTTACTAAATCTGATGAGCGAGAAAGATGGAGAACTTGAACTAGGCTTGATGTTCTCCTACGTGCTTAAAGAATTATCGCCTTCTGTATTCGAGTTACTACAATCGAAGTGCTTTATGACAGTGAGTCAATATAGACAGGTCGGCGAAAAGCAGATTCCGATGCCTCTGCTGATGCAGGACGGCACAGGCCGCTTCACTGGAGGCGAACCTGATTTAGTAACAGGTACCGCTCTACTTATTGCTGTTCTCACCTTCAACCTCAAACCTTTTTTCGGACCCGGTGCGTTGACGACGATGAGAAGCCTGTTACCGAGTCTGGACAAGGCACTCAGCTCACCGACTTCGACGGCTTCCTCTGGCGTCCAGTCCTAGCTGGACTCTGGCGACAGCATGAGACGTTTGACGGTACCTATGATTTTCTTCAACTTCTTGAAGTGCATGAAGCACTTGATTTACAAGATGAAGCTAGGCAGATAGCAGAAGAACGACTCCGTCGTGGCTGACTTCACTACAATTCGCAGTTATCTCGTCAAGCTTGGGTACGCAGTAGACGAAACCTCATCTCGGAAATTTTCGGATGTATTGAAGCGAGATGCTGTGGAAGTTGCAAAATTTGCAGGTGGAGCAGCAATTGCATTTGCAGAAGTCGGTACAGCGTTCGTTGCGGCTGCAGCTGCCGTGGCTGGTGCTACTGTAGGTCTCGTGTCCTCCGTCGCAAAGCAGGACTTGTCGTTTCAACTGTATGCTCGCCGTATGTACATGGGCACGGACGCAGCTCGTAAGCTGAAGATCGCCACAGACGCCCTCGGTTACTCGCTCGAAGAAATCATCTGGGGTCCGCCAGAATTGGCCGAGCGCTATCATCAGCTGATCATCGATCAAGACAAGATGTTTCGCTATCTGGGTGAGGATGGTGGAGAGCGAGTCTTTCGGAAAATCAGGGACATCGGCTTCCAGTTCACGCGCATGGAGCCTGCACTTAGAATCTTTGCGATGCGCCTGACTGAAGATGTGATGAACAAGTTATTCGGTAACTCTGAGTCTCTGGAAGTTAGACTTAAAGGTTTTGTAGACTGGTTCGAGTCCCCACAGGGGTTTGTAAGAATCTCGAAGGAGTTTTCTGATGTGCTGGTGCCTGCCATCAAGTGGGCAGCTAAAGAGTCGATGGCCTTCTTTGCAGACGTGAAAATGTTCGTCGCGTGGTTGGAGAGCAAGCACAAGGTCAGAGAATTAGCTGGCGATACAGCTGGGGATATTGCAGAGAACAGTATTCTGGTTGGTCCTAAAGGCGGTGGTTCGTGGACTGATGACCAGAAAAAAGCCTGGTGGGCGGGCAAAGCCGATTGGCGCTCTGGAGCTAATGCTACGACCGGAAATTCTGTCAAGGACTTGATTGTGCAGTGGGCACGTCAGATGCACGTTGACCCTGCTGGGGCACTTGCCATTGCAGACAAAGAAAGTGGTACGAACCCGAAGGCGAAGATGGGTAAAGTCGGTGAAATTGGCATGTTTCAAGTTCGCCCTGAGACTGGCATGGCTGAGGGCTTTGATAATCTTTCAGACTTAAATGAGAACATCCAAGCTGGCTTGTACCGCTACCGTGAAGGACTACGGAAGTATGGCGGCGATCAGCAAAAGGCTTTTGCCTACTACAATGGAACTGGGCTAAAAGCCGACATCTATGGAGCAGATGTCTACCAGCGGTACCTTAAGCAGAAACAGTTTCTTGGATCGGGGAGTAGCGATACACGCCCAATCACGATGACCGTGAATGTCGGCGGCATCCACATCGCGGAGACAAAGACTTCGCCTGATCAGATCAAGAAGTCAGTACTAGATGCAATCTCGCAAGCTGCCAAGTTGCAGGCTGGCGTAAACTTCGCGCACGCGCAAGGGTGGCAAAAGTGAGTCTCGCGGGCTTCGTTATTTCGCAGTTGAGTGCTAATAATCCCCCTATTCCGAGTTCTGGTGGACCATTCCGTCCTCCGCAGTATGGTAAACCTCAGAAAACCAGTTTGACGTGTACGTTGCCGTCGACTACTGCGCAAACGAATAATGCTTCATCCGACACGCCATCTTCGCCTACGACGTACTTCTTAGATGCAGTTTTTCGTGTAGAGCATACGCAGGAATTAGTTTGCACAGAGCACCCTGTACAAGTCGGACCTGCGATTGTTGACCACGCCTACTTGCGGCCTGCGATGGTGATGCTCGAAATCGGCATGTCTGATGCGATGGAGAGTTATGTGGCGGGTCAGTACTCTGGAGCATCGTCGAAGTCTGTGTTTGCATACCAAACATTTAAGCAGATCCAGGCGGCACGAGTGACGATTACGCTCGCAACTCATCTTGACAACTACCAGAACATGGTCATCACAGATATTCGTGCCGTCGATGACCCGCGCACACCGTTCGCCCTGCGCTGTTCAATCTACATGCGCCAGATCATTTCCGCCACGGTGAGCGTGACGACCCAGAGTCAGCGTCCTGATCAGACTGGAGCGACGAACGAGGGTACGAAGTCCACAACGACGCTCGATCCGACGACGCAGAACTTGCTGAACAGCATGGGAAGTTTCCCAACTACTACTCCATAATGTCCCTCCTAGTACTTACGACAACGATAGCGAACGAGCTAGGGCATAATACCTCGGCAAATTCTGCTTACAACGAAACCGACTTTGCAGCTAACTTCGGCACATCGACATGGGTGAATAATACTGGTAGCACAATTTCAGTGGATCCAACACAGTACGATCTTAGCCTAAACGCCATCACACCGTGCCATGTTTCGCCAGTCAGTATTAAGACCTTAATACCCAGTTATTCTGGAAAGTGGTATGCCCACTTGACTCCGTGGTTCCACAGTGGCGGTGGTGGTGGTCACATCGATATTGGGGTGAATTGCGACTCTACAGGCTGGGTATCAGCCATGTTGAATGATGTGAAGGCACGCGGCTTCGACGGCGTTATCATCGACTGGTATGGGTTGAGTGATTACACAAATTCTGTAGCACTTCTTATTCAAACCTTTCTTTCTAGTAATCCAGGATTCGGTCTGACTTACACAATTATGATCGATACTGGAGCTTATACATCTACTGCGACGCTCCAAACACAGGCAAATTACGTCCAATCTCAGTATCTCTCGGATGCGAACTACACGAAGCAAGGCGGAAATCCCGTTCTGATGTTCTGGGGACCTGGTGTCGGGGGTGTGAACTATACGACAGTACGGTCTGTGATGGGAATTTCGATGTACTGGATGTTTCAAGGTCCAGGCTGCTTAGTTAACTCATGGGTTGATGGATGCTATGACTGGGTGCAACCATATTCCAGCGGCGTGAATATGAGTGATCCCTACAACTCCACTGCGGCCCTCGCTTACTACGGCGATGTAAATGGAAACGCAAAGGGTGCTATGCAGTGCATCTCTGCTGGATTCAACGGGATGCTGACGGGGACGACGGCATGGTCGAAGGGTAAGTACATGCCACGCGACAATGGTAAGTGCTGGTTGACGCAGGCCGCGCTGATCAACTCGAATTTATGCTCTAACGCGGTCGGCATTCAAGTTCCTACCTGGGATGATTGGGAGGAAGGTTCAGAAATAGAAAGTGCCATCCAAAATAATATCGCTGTGGTGGCATCGGTGACTGGTAGTACTTTGAATTGGAGCGTAAGCGGTGGCACAGGCGATGAGACGACTATCTCAGAATACCTAATTTTAGCGTCGCCCGACGGAGTCAATGCAGCTATTTTATGGTCGCAGGCCGTTGGAGGAAGTAAGAGTTTTAATCTAGCATCCATCACTGGATGGCTGGCCTCTGAGTACTCAATTTACGTGATAGCTGTTGGAAAACCGTGTATTCGAAGTCAGTATAGTTCTGCATCCTACATACCTCCGGTTGCGCCTGGAGGCGGTGGCGGTGGTGGAGGGACAGCGCCTGTTTCAACGCCAATCTTAGCTGGCCCTTCGATGCTGCCGATCAGCTTGGAAGTTATCGACAGCTTGCAAGTAGTTCCACTAGATACTTTTCCGAATCAGACATGGAAGGTATCTGTGTCTGTCAATGGTGGAGTGCAAACATTTCTCGTCGCTTTACGTTACAATGCAATCGCCGGTTACTGGGTGATGACGATCTATAACTCTCAGGGAGTGCTGTTGCTCGATTCTCTTCCGATGATTACAGGTCTGAATATTTTGCAGCAGTACGGGTACTTGCAGATTGGCAGCATTTTCGTACTGAATATTTCTGGCACTGCTGGGAACTACCCTGACAACACGAATCTTGGGAGTGATTTTATTCTTGCTTGGGGCGACAACGCGTGAGCGATAATCTATTTCTGCGAAAGTGGCAACTCCAAATCATCGGCCCAGCTGATAGCGGCGGACAGACACTAATTACGCTGCCTGATCCAAATAACAATGCTGAGTCATTGCGGGTGACATTTGATATCGAGACACACGCGTGGCAAGGTTGGTGGTTCGCCAATATCTGTATTTATAATATGAATGAGCAGGTAACGGAGTTCATTGTCACACAGGGCCGCTCTGGCAACACTCCTCCGGCACCTACAGTAGGCACAGCAGCTCCGCCGATTACGCAAAATATGCAAGTCATCCTTTCGGCTGGATATCAAAATGGAGCCTATGGAGAGATCTTCAACGGTTTTGTCTTACAGCCATTGTTCGAGCGAGAAAATCAGGTTGACTTCAAGATTACGCTGAATTGCGTCGTGTCGCTAGTGAATCTCGACCAGAATCTGATCAATGAAAGTTTTGCAGCTCTTCTTTACACGCAAGAGCAGATAGTTCAGACTATCGCCAAAAACTCATTCCATCCAATTTCAGTGGGAACGATTTCAACCACTCTTACTAAGACTGCGGCTCGATCGCAAACCTTCTTTGGAACGCCGAAACAGCACTTACGAGATATTTCGCGGGACAACGGCATGAGCTTCTGGCTTCAAGGTAAAGGCTTATTAAATGTAGGCAAGGTGGATGACTCCGACATCACGGTAAATGCCAAGAATCCAATTGTCTGTATGCCGGGAAACAACCCTGAGGCGAATGCTGTGATCGTCGGAACTCCACAGCAGACGCAGTTTGGAGTGAACTGCAGGCTCCTGCTAAATCCGAACATCGAAGTTACGAAGCCGATGAAGTGTATCTCCATTCAAAATTCTCAGGTCAGGCAGTACATTCGCCAACTCGGAGTCTTGCCTGGAATCCTTTCGCAGGATGGCATCTATGCAATTATCGGGGCAAAGTTCACTGGCGACACACGTGGACAAGAATGGTACGTGGACGTGACGGGTGCATTGTTGGCGAAGGATAAACTCGCACTCACTTCTGAGGGCTTAGTGATGGCCCAGCAGTGGACCGGAACAAGCCAATGAGTTCTCCAGGATTCGTCAACTTACTTACTCTGCTCGGTGTACCGCAGGCTGCGATTTACGAGCAGTTTTGGCAATTTGCAGCGGACTTGCGATGCTCGATTCCCTGTATCGTGACCGATATCTCAAAAGTGGCGTCGAATCAGACGGTAACCGTACAAGTGGCGATCATGGAAAATCCGATGCTGAAGGGTGTTCCAACTCCTACGGCAATCAAACCTCTTGGAGATGTGCCGATCGCCGTGTACCGTGGAGGTGGGTTTTCGATCACTCTACCCATTGCAGTCGGAGATGAATGCCTTGTCGTGTTCTCAGACTACTGCATCGATGGCTGGTGGTCAGCAGGCGGGACGAGCAACACGCAAGGAATTCAGCGACGACATTCGTTATCAGACGGCATTGCGATCTTTGGTTTATGCTCTCAAGCCAGTCGAATAATTCCCAACTACTCGCCTAGTACTTTACAGATACGAACTGATGATGGCACTAGCGTTGTCGAGCTTGATGCGAACGGTACAGTGCGGATTATTGCGTCCACCATCATTGATCTAAATGGGCCTGTCAGCATCAATGGCACGCTCACTGTCTCAGGTGCTACGACCCTTGGAGGGAAAGTTTTTTCGACTCACGAGCACAATGGGATCACAGTCGGAACTGGTATTTCTGGGCCACCGGTATGAGCGTCATCACAGTCCGCCAACTTGGTCCGAACAATGATCCTCTCTGGGGCGCTGGCCAAGATAACTATATCTCTGATCAAGCAGCCGTGGCGCAGATCGTCCTTTGCAGACTACAAATGTTTCAGGGTGAGTGGTGGGCTAATACTCTTGACGGGCTTCCACTGTGGCAGAGTATCCTCGGACAATCAGCTAGCACCTCATCTCAAGAGCAAATCGCAGTGCTGATTACGCAGCGTATTTTAGGCTCACCATTTATCATCACGGTCAACAATGTGCAAACTGGATTCAATTCGATCACGCGGCAGTTCACATACTCTGCACAGATCAGCACGCAATTTGGGACGATGGTGCTGTCGAATTATCCTCAACCGCCATCTGGGGCATTGACTTAAAATGAGCTACTTACCGCCAAGTATCGGTCCAGCTGGATTGTCGATTCCCAGCTACAACGACATCCTTGCGTACTACACATCTAATTTTCTATCGACCTATGGACAATCTGTAAATCTAGACAACAGTGCTGCGGACGAGCAATTTTTGGCAATTTGGGCGCTTGCGGCAGCTGACTACCTGAACTGCCTTCAGTTGGCGTACAATGCGTTTTCACCTACGACTGCGATCAGATCCGCGCTCGATGCCATTGTTGCACTAAATGGGATGACACGCCTTCCAGCGACTAATTCTACTTGTACTGTGACATTGGGCGGAGTAGTGGGAACGATCATCGTAGGTGGCATAGTCGCAGATATAAATGGTAATCTCTGGAATCTTCCTGCGTCAGTGACCATCGGCGGCGGTGGACTGATAAACACGACAGCCACAGCACAGCAGACTGGGGCTATCACAGTTGGTGCGAATCAAATCACAGTCATTAGCACGGCTGTTGGAGGGTGGACGAGCGTATCGAATGGTAGCAATCTACCAAATGTAGGCGAACCTATTGAAACTGATTCGCAACTTCGCACTAGACAGGCGATCAGCACTGAGCTTCCTTCTGAGACGCTGTTGGCTGGAACTATCGCCAGTATCTTAGCAGTGCCTGGCGTGACTCGCATCAACAATGGAACCACACTCTCGTCTCAAGGAACTACTAGCATTGAAAACTTCACAGGCGGAACTGATGACTGGGGCAATCCTGCTCACTCCTTGAGCTGCGTGGTGGAAGGTGGAACAAACTTAGCTGTGGCAACAGCTATTTACAATAACCGAGGCATTGGACCAAATACGAACGGCAGCACAGGCGGCACGTTGGTCACGGTAAGCGTGACGGATCCGAACTCTGGAATCACGATTCCGATTAACTTCGCACGTCCAACCGAAACCGCGATTCATGTGATCGTCAACGCTCATCTTTTGGCCGGGGGAACTGCCGCCACGATCACTGCAATTCAAAGTGCTCTGGTCGCATATCTCAACAGCCTTCAGATTGGAGAGAGCGTGAATTGGTCTTCGCTGATGTACATAGCAATGTCGGTGAACACGAATCCATCTTTACCGATCGTTCGCATAGGAACTCTTTACCTGTCGCTCAGTGGCGGCTCGTTCACGACGACGGCGGATTTGGCGCTGGACTTTTATCAAGTATCTGAAGGGGTGACGGCGAACGTTGTGGTGAACTCAATATGAGAAAACTGATATTAATTCTTCTCTGCGGTATGGCGTGCGCACAGATTACGCCGAACTTGAATTTCAATGTTCCACTGCCCGGTGGAAACATCAACACGTGGGGGCCGCTGATCGACTACAATTTTTACTCTCTTGATAACTTATTGAGCGGCACTACATCATTACCAAATTTAACAATTAATGGATTACTGACGACCGGAATTCTCTCAGTTACGGGAACAGGCTCAACACTTAATGCTGCTTCTGTAACCAGTTCTAATGTTAATTCCGTTCGTTTCGTGGGAACCGGAACAACAGCGTGGGGCGCTGGCGATATCGGCAGCCAGTTGAACGCTTGCATTGCCACATATTCGCCAACCCAGCCCGGCGTGTGCGCCATAGTCACAGGCACTTACGCTTTAACTACGACAGTGATTAAGCCTCAATGGGTCACAATCGAAGGCCAAAACAGCGTGATCACGGTAGCCAGCCTTCCCTCGCCAGCCATCATTGCTGCGAACACAGCATCCCTCAACCCGAGCTACCCAGGTACATATGCACGCAGGGGAATCAGCAATCTAACTTTGATCGGGAGCGGTTTGAGTAATACACCATACGGAATTTGGCTTGGTGGTGATCCGACGAATACAGTCATTTCATCTAGCGCTTCTGACTTTTACGACGTTTTCTACAACGTCGATGTCCAACATTTCGGCACGCAGTATAAGTTGGGAAATAATGTTTTCCAGGAAACATGGTTGGTTGGCACGATCATGGGCGGGTATTCGGACGCTGAGAACGGCGTGACGTGCGCCAGTGGGATTACCGGCGAAGAGAACATGGCCTGGATCGGGACGCATTTTGCGTCTGGCGGAGGCAACACGGGGCTGGCTGTATCTTGCCCGAATGGGTACGGATCTACGCTGAGTTTTGACCATCTCAGCATGGATTACTGGGGCTCGAACAATGCCTCGGGATGCCCAAACAGCCTCGGCACAGGGCAGATTTCTTTCAATGGTGGGCACTTAATTCTTAACGCTGTTCACATGGAAACATGCTCGGGCCCTCAGATTTTAGCCAACACCATCGGTCTGCAAACCGAGATTCAGATCGGAGCCGGAGGCGAGTTCTCCTGGACTGATGTCACGCATTCGTTGACAACGGGCGGCGCTCTTCAGGTAGATAGCAGCACCACTAAAATAGACATAGACCCTGGCATGCTATTGGAGGTCGGCACCAATCAGACTATCAGTGCTCTCATTGCTAACTCCGGGACTGGAGGCCAGTTTTACTGTGGTCCCTATGTCGCATTTAAAGGAAGTGGATATTACAATATACCGTGCCGCTCAGGCACGTGGAATGCTGGCTTTGAGGCGACATATAGCGGCGGTACGATCAGTGGGTTCGACGTTGTTAGTAATTTTAATGTGTCAGGTACCGCTACCTCTGGCCTCTCAGTCGCGAACCAAGGTGCTACACAGACAATCGGAAATATCACATTGCCGACCGGATGGGGCACCGGCGCGTCCACGGCTCTCGCGGGACCGACTACTCAGTACACCCAGTTTAACGAGTTTGCTATTACCTCTGGTTCTGCTTCGTTCGCAGCGGCTCCAACTGTACAGATAGTTTTCCCCACAGCATTTCCGAGCGCACCTGTGTGCAACCTGCAAGTAGCAGGGGTGACAGGAACTGGTGGCAACCTCATCTTTAAACAAACAGCACAGTCTACTACCCAAACTACTTTCACAGCTACCTTGAGCGGCGGAACGGCGTTCACCCCTGCTGCGAGCGAAACTTACACAGTAGTCATGCACTGCGGCTTATGAGCACTTCGCCTGGATCATTCGGTAGCGGCGCATTTGGCAGCGGGCCTTTTGGAGGCTTGGCTGGCGCAGGCGTTATGCCACCGAGTAGTTACTACCTACAACTGCTCACAAGCGAGTACAAAGGCACGAATGCCCCCAACTTGCAGGCGTGGCTCACAGTTCTTATCCAGCCATTCATCGATGCTGGCGCTCTGGCGAGCGTCATGTACAACTATTTCGATGTCAACGCGGCAGTCGGGGTGCAGCTCGATATTCTTGGACAGATTGTCGGAGTTGGTAGAATACTGCCATTCAATCCGACGCAAGTAAATACGACTCTGAGCACTCCAATTACTACAATCAACTCTCCTACTGTATTTCAAACGGCTTCCATTGCAGGTATGTCGGTGGAACAGAGTATAGAAGTAGGTACTGGGGGTGACCTAGAGAGTGTCGTAATTACCGAATTTTTATCTGGTGATCCTGTGGCTGTGTTTACGAAACCACACTCTTTTGGTGAACCTATTACTGCAAGCGTCAGCGCCGTACTGAATGACTTCAACTACCGCATCTTGATCAAGGCAAAAATTATCCAGAACCAGTGGAATGGACAGATTGGATCACTGTGGACGAGTTGGCAGCAGCTGTTTCCCGGTGGCGTAATCTACGTCATCGACAACCAGAACATGACAGCGACGATTATCCTATCCGGCTCGTTCTCAGCATTAATTCAAGACATGATCTTGAACGGAATGATTGTTCCGCGTCCTGAAACTGTCGAGTACACTCACACATTCTCTACACTGCCAATCTTCGGAGCAGATCTTAATAGTCCGTACATTGCTGGGGCAGACCTCGGCCACGCGTCGTAAGGGAGACTAATGTCCACAAATTTCTTGCAGCATAATCCAGGCGAGGCGAACCAAGAGAGCGATGCTACCTATGCTGCGGATACCACACGCACTGGTGGAATCGTCACCAATCAAGCACTACCTTCTCTGTGGTTGAACAAGGTCTGGTATCAGTCCAGCACATTCGTCGCAGCCTTGGCCGCAGCCTTAGTCATCAAAGGCTACACTGTGATGGATACTAGCCTGAGCACGCTGACTGCGGTCTTAGGCAACATCATGACGCAGGCAGACATGGCGATTTACGCCCTGCTAAACAGCCCAACTTTTACCGGGACACCAACTGCCCCGACTCCAGTATCAGCAGACAGCTCACTGAAATTAGCAACTACTGCCTATGTTAAAAATCAAAATTACACCATAGGAGTTGCAGGCGGAATACTGATTCAGTACGGAAGTGGGGGTGGGACTAGCGTAACCTTCCCCGAAGCATTCAGCAGTGCTCCTTACGTCGTGGCTACAGGAGTCGGGGGTTCTGTCAACATCGCCGGCATCACAACGACTGGTTTTACGTTGAACACTTCTGGTGTCACTTACCAGTGGATTGCAGTGGGGTTGAAATAATGCGAAAACTTCTTTTACTATTACTCTCCAACATTGCATTCGGGCAAGCTTTTATGCCCGTCACGAGCACGAGCATCTACAATGGCTCTAGTGGACTCCTACCATCTGGTACAATCATTTTTCAAGCTACGGACAGCAATGGGAACTCGATCAGCTATCAGGCTGGCGGAGGCGGTTCACAGATCACTGGACCCACCATTTGTACGGTGACGAATGGCGTAATCGGACAACCTTGCCAAGTAGCCGATACGACTCTGACGAACCCCGCGAACATCTGCTTCAGTACTACAATCAAGAACTCCGCAAATCAGATTGTATTAGGCGGAAGTCAATCGTCTGGGTATCAGTGCGTACAACCAGCGAGTACCGGGCCTGCATCCTACTGGTGCCCGAGCGGAAGTTGCAACTTTGATATCTATGTTCCCAATATTCTTGGCGTAGCGATCGCTCGCTTACCCTTCCCAACTCCCTATACCCTCGGCGGTATCTTCGCGGGAGACTGCATCACTGGACAGGTTGTACAGGGTTATAGCGCTGGAGGCCGTCCAGACTGCGTAGCTGGGGGCACGGGAGGAAGTGCTGCATGGGGAGGAATTACAGGGGATATAACGAATCAAACAGACCTCTCCACAGCATTGACACTACGAGCGCCAATTTTGAATCCTTCGCTTACAGGCACGCCGAATGCACCTACTCAGTTATTGACTGATAGCTCTACTGCGATTGCCACAGACGCATTCGTGAAAGGACAAGCCTATGCACCCTTGGCAAGTCCGAACCTGACAGGTACACCAACGTCTCCAACACCTCCCACTGTCGATAGTTCGAGCAAGATTGCGAACACTGCATGGGTGAATGCTCAAGGATACGGTACAAATGCGGGGAATGTCAGTGGGCCTAGCGTAAGCACGAATAACGGTATTCCTGTTTTTGTAGGCGTAAATGGCCGAACCCTCGGAGACTCTGGAATTACTTTCCCTATCCCACGAGCAAGTCTTGGAACTTTAGTTGCAGGCAGTAACGGTTTGGCAAATTCTGCGACCATCGACACGACCAATGCCGGGAACATCACAACCGGAACCTTGGCAGCAGCCAGAATCCCGACCCTGAATCAAAGTACGACCGGTACTGCTGTCGGCCTGTCTGGAACCCAGACGGCGAAGTTTTTCTACGCTGCGCCGAATGGCGCGAGTGGTGTCGGGTTGTGGCGAGCAGTCCTTGCATCAGACATCCCAACATTGAACCAAAGTACGACAGGTCTAGCTGGTACGGCAACGGCTCTTGCAGCAACTCCAAGTCAGTGTCCTGGGGGGCAGTTCGCAACGGGCGTGACTGTTTCAGGGGGAGCCAACTGCGGCACGCCCGCAGGCGGGGGCAATGTTTCCTACTCAGGCACAATTACCAGCGGCCAGATAGCTCTATGGGCCTCAAGTACTACCATCCAGAGTGTTGCCATGAGTGGCGATGGAACGTTTAGCTCTGGCGGTGTATTGATAATCAAAGGGTTGAATGGAACGATTCTCAGTAGCTTAGCGACAGGCATTTTAAAGAACACGACCACCTCGGGAGTGCCCAGCATCGCTGTTGCAGCGGACTTCCCAACGCTCAATCAAAGTACGACTGGCACGGCTTCTAATCTTTCAGGTACGCCGGCGCTGCCGAGCGGTACGACGGCCACGACTCAGACCACGGGCGACAACACCACGAAGCTCGCCACAGACGCGTTCGTCCTAGCAAATGCAGGCGGTAGTACATTGACGGTGAATGGTGGCTCTGTCATCACTACCCCGAACATCATCAGCGGTACAGGCATCACAGCAGTTCAATCATCGAATAATGTCATCCACAATTTGAATGCTGCGAGCGCGGGCGCAATCGGCGGCGTGAACTCCATTACGAGCGCAGCTCATAATTGGATTACTTATATCGATACGTCCGGCCTGCCGCACCAAGCGCAGCCTACTTGCGGAGATTTGAGCAACTCCGTTTCTAGTTGCTCTGTAGATGCCACAGTAGCGACGAATATTTCGAGCGGAACTCTCCCTGCCGCGCGACTACCAGTTCCCAGCACCACGACGCTCGGAGGCATCGAGTCAATTCCTTCGCTGACCCATACCTGGATTTACTCTATCAGCAACTCTGGAGTACCACTTCAGTCCCAACCTGCTGCTGCTGACGTGAGCGGGCTGGCGGCTAGTGCGACCACTGATACTACTGTTGCGACGAATATCACGAGCGGCACATTAGCTGCTGCACGAGTTGCTACTTTAAACCAAAATACTACGGGAACGGCTGCAAACCTCTCAGGCACTCCAGCCCTTCCGAATGGCGTGACCGGAACAACGCAAACAGGCGGCGACAACTCTACCTTGCTCGCGACTGATGCGTTCGTACTTGCGAACGCTGGGAGCGGTCCTGTTCTTGGAACCTCGGCACAATTCCCTGTGATGAACTCTGGGGCTACTGCATACATTCCTCAAACAATTTCCGGCGATACGACTGTGACGACTGCGGGAGTCGCGACTGTAGCCAGTCTGCATTTGTCCACGCCTACAACTGGAGCGCTGACCTCAGAAACTAGTGGTGGAAATATTACAGCCAGCAACTTCACAGATGTCAGTAACACTGGAAATTATGGCGGAAGCAATGGCTTCCAAGCGAATAGTCTAACATCTTCGGGGCCTGGCGGTGGTTTAATCGGTGGTAGTCAAGGCCTCGCGCAGCAGCCGATTACGAACGGATTTGGCTGGCAGCAACCCGAGAACGTATCAAGCGGATTCAGTACGGTCGTCCCGAATGCACCTGCTGCTGGTATTTGGCAGACAACGATAGTCGCAACGGGACCGAGTGCGACAGGCGTGCTAACCTCCGGCGTCGTCACGAGCACAACAAGCTACAGCCAAGGCACTGCATCAAGTTCATTGGGCTATGCGAATGCACCACCATGCTCGGCTTCTGGCGGATCCCCGACGACTCCTGCACAATGTCACTTTGTCATGACGGGAACTTATCCGAACGAAATCCCTGCGGCTACTGGCGGAATCGTAATTGACTTTGGCGGAACTGGGTATGGATCAGCGCCTACCTTTAGCGCAGGGTCAGAGCAGAATCTTCAGATTCTTCCTTCTCTACCTGTCGGAACTGCAAATATTCCGATCGTCGCATCATTAACAACAACTGCAGCCACCAGCAATACTGTCACGGTGACTGGGATGACTTCGAGCGGGCACTGCCAGTTCAGCCCAACGAATGCTTTGGCAGCGACAAATTACTCCACGAGTTACGTGTCCGCCAAAACAACGAATCAGATCACAATTACCCATGTGGCGACTTCTGGTTTAACTTACGATATCCTTTGCACATCTAATTAAATGAAATATTTTCTAGTTATTCTCATTCTTTCGCTTGCAGTTTTCGGGCAGGTGGCTAATATTCAGGTCACTCCCGCTGGTACAGCTACTGGTAACTGTACCGGAGGCTCAGTCACCATCCTTACGCCTACTCAGTTCAACACATCGACGAACTGGGGAAACACGACAGGCAAGATTGGTAACGGAACCCAAGTTCTGGTCTGCGGCACGTTTACAGGCACCACAGGCAGTACGATGCTCAGTGCTCAGGGCGGCGGATCAAGCGGCAGCCCCATTCTAGTCACGTTCGACTTTGGAACAGTGTTCACGAGCCCAGTCTGGGGCTATGGCGGGAATACAGCTGGCGCGATTATTGATAACGGTCACGCATATATCACCTTCAATGGAACGAATGCCACGATCCAAAATACAGCCAACGGCTCGACACTTGCGAATCACACATCTAGCACTGCCGTTGCTGTCATTGGTGCAAGCAATGTCACAGTTGAAAACTTCACCATTTCAAATCTGTGTGTGGTCACGAATGCCACGACTTGCACAGACATTTCGACGAATTGGGACGTAGCTATTTATCTCAGTGGTGCGCATGATCACATCACAGTATCCGGCAACACGATCCATGATACGAACACTGGGATCATGGACAACTGCGGCACGACGACAGTCCTCGATACATTCACTAAGAACAAAATCTATAATATTAATTGGGGCATTGGGGTTGGCGGGAATGGATCAGGGACAGCGCTCTGCGATCAAGAAACAATCGCATTCAATGACATCTACTCATTTTCGAATTGGGATGCTAGCGGAGATCACCACGATGGCACCTTCGCTTACACCAACAGCGGGACAACTCCGATTACGAATTGCCAGATTTATAGCAACAAATTTCATGGCGACAGTGGCTCGGCTGCAACAGCATTCATCTTCACACAAGGCAACGGCGGCACAGTTAAGTGCCAGATTTACAACAATCTGATTGTGCAGGGTCGAACTATAGACTATAACGGCAATGGTTTAATCTCCACAGGCGGCGGCTCGACAATCGTAAACAATATGATTGACTGCAACAGCATCGGAGCGAATGGAGCAATCCAAGTCAACAATGACACTGGATCGACGGGCGGAGTTGTAAAGAACAACATCATTCGGAACTGCGAGATTGCAGTTAACTACGCTGCTGGAACTGTATCAGCCAGTGACTACAACGATTGGTACAACATCACGCAGACTGGCAACGGCGGTGGAAACGGTATCGCGATCTATCCTTCCGGCTGCAATCATACCTGCAACACGCTGGCTGCATGGCGCTCTGGGACAAGCCAAGACGCGCATACCACTATCACTAACCCGAGTCTGACCGGAAAGTACATGCTCAGTCCAGGGAGCTCTGCCATTGGTGCCGGTGTGAACCTCACAAGCTTGGGAATTGTTGGGCTACTTACAGGGGCTCCAGCTAACTTCGGTTCCAACTATGGCTGTAATGGAGCTTGCACACACCGTCTTGCTTCCGGTAACTGGGACATCGGTGCTTACCCATATACAGCATCCGTATCGTTTCAGAATGTGACACAGGGCATGTACCCAACGCCCACGACAGGCGCAAGCACGAATTTAACAGCTGCTGTAAATGGTGGACTCAAGTTGTTTGTATTCACTGTAGGTTGGAACACGATTGAAAGCAATACGACAGCCGGACTTTACTCGTGGACGGCCTTGGACAATGAAATTGGCGTGATGCTCGCGGCGTATCCAAATGCCTTGATGGAACCAGTCTTTGCTCCAGCATCTGATCTATCGCCAAACATATTTACACCAGACTATGTGCTGAATACAGTGGGTCAGAACACATGCTTCTGTTCGAGCTATACCGGAAATAGCAGCCCTCCAACGAATACCTGTGTTGCAGCGAGTACAAACCATAGTGGCGTGCCTGTGATGTTCAATACCGAGGCCGCAACGCGATGGAATATCTTCATCGCCGCAGTCATCGCACACCTAAAGGCTGCAAGCTATCACGGATCGATTTTTAGTTTCGTGTTTGGCTACCAGAAGGGTGGCGAGAACTTCCCGCAGTGCTCGGCCCAGCAGCAGGCGCTAGTACCGGGCGGGACGGTTGAGGCTTTGGAGACTTCTTGGGTCAGCATGAATGCGACGCAAGACGCCACGATTGCTACGGCTTTCCCTGCTCCGATCGTTCCGATGGGCAACGTGAATTGCGTCGGGAACACGCGTACGCCCAGCGGCGGGAATAACTGTGACCTCGCAGACAAGGAGGCTGCAGTTCACTTCGCTAATGGAGTTGGGCTAAGAACAACCTGTGTCAACATCAGCGACCTTACGAATTACCTGACAGGCCAACCCACGTGTGGCGATATCTTTGCTATCTTCCAGCAGTACACGGGGCCGAAGGACTTTCAGGAAGGCGGCGAGAGTAGTCCAACTGGGCAGCAGGGTTCTGGGCAGTACGCATGTTTAGCTAATGGAAATTGGACTAATTTACTCCCCTTCGCTCAACAACACTGGGGACCTGGAGCGGGGCCGTTTATCCACGAAGGCTTACAGAACGACTGGTACGGAACGTTTGCCAGCGGCTATACTGATGCTTGCTGGCCACGCACTGGCACAGGTGCTACTTCTACTCCGTGGACTCCCTATGTAAATGTGCTAACGAATATGGCTGC